CCGGCCCCACACCGCACTACCTCAATCGGGACACGAAATAACGTGGACATACCGAAGGAAGATCAGGACCGCTACGCCTTCTACGACAAGGTGCTTCGAGACTGCTTCACCACGCAGGAATCACGGAAACCGAACTACAACAAGTGGCGCCAGTATTACCTCTTTGGCACCGACCAGGGTGATACGGATACGACCTACAACAAGATCTATCCGCACATCGACCAGATTCTCGCCTTCATGTACTCGAATGAGACTACGAAATTCTCCATCGACATTGGGGCATCGGCAGAGAAGATCGAACTCAAGCGCGTACCGAAGCTCAACAAGGCGGTGAACGATGAATGGCACGCCAGCAATGGCGATCTAGTATTCATGAACGGACTGGAGTGGGCGCATGTCTACGGCTGCACTTTCCTCAAGCTCAGATGGAACGGAAAGCAGGTTGAGCCCTTCATCGTGGACCCGCATGATTTTGGTGTACTACGAGAGGATGTCTCTCAACTATCGCGTCAAGAAGCGTTTGCCCAGCAGTATTACTATTCCAAGGAGCAACTTGCTCGCGAACTCGAAGCGTGTGAACACCCGCGTCGGAAGGCCATCATCGAGGCTGTGACGACCCAGGCACCGAGAGACAACCGCGGCGGCGACATGATGAGCCGGCTCGTCACCAATACCGCGATCCCCACATCGGGAGGCGCTGTAGCGCAAGGCAACTACAACGGCGCGCTCCAGACCTACATGGACTACACCGCAAAAGTCAGCGCCGAGATGGTGCAGATGACAGAGCTTTACGTGTGGGACAACGCACAGGATGATTTCAGGGTCATCACTCTTGCCGACCCATTCATGGTCGTATTCGACCGCCCGATCAAGCGGATGTTCGTGCCAAGCGAAATCCCCTTCACTCAGATTTGCCCCAATCCCGATCACTCATACTTCTGGGGCCGGAGTGAAGTAGAACGGCTCATGCCGCTGCAACTGATGCGTACCGATAGGATGAACCAGATCAGGCGCCTGATGCAGTTGCAGGCGAAGATGCCGATGGCGCTCACTGGCTTTCAGGGCGTGACCGATGAGATGGTGGCAACGCTCAACTCACCGGGCGGGTTCATAGCCTCTGACATGCCCGGCGCCAAAGCCGAGACAGTACGCATCGAGATCCCCGATGACCTGTTCAAAGACATCGGCATGATAGATGCGATGTTCGAGGAAATGAGCGGCATCACGAATGTCATGTCAGGTAAGGGCGAGACTGGCGTGCGCTCCACTGGACACGCCTCACAGCTCGCACGACTTGGATCGGCGCGCACGAAAAAGCGCGCACTCGTGATCGAAGATGCGCTGGAGAAAATCGCAACGCTCTACCTGCAACTCTTGCAGCGATACGATGCGGATAAGGAATACAAGGATGAGGATGGCGATGTGTTCGCGCCTCACCAGTTCACTAAAGACTACGTGGTGAAAGTGGACGCTCACTCGAACAGTCCGATCTTCATGGAAGATCAGGCCGAAAAAGCCATGACGCTGTTCAAGGCGAAAGCGATCACCAGAGAGCGGCTGATCGAAATGATGGGAGTTCCAATGGAGCAGTTGCTCAAAGAGGAATTGAAGTCTAAGATCGAGCCGGCAGAAGCGCGTCAAGCCGCCCAGGAGGCCCAGGCTGAAAAGCTGAAAGTCCACCAAGGCGGCAGGGCGTGATCCAGTGAGAATCGGGGGCGTCTGACGAAAAGGAGAGCACCTATGGCCCGTAGAAAGCGCCGGGGCCGTCGGTCGAAGCGGTAAGCTCGACCACGACCTAGAGCAAGCCCCGGAGTTGCATCCCACTTCTCCGGGTGCTTGTTTGCCAATTATCTAGAGATGGTGTATCAATCGCGCCCATGCCCATGTCACCGGAAGTTGTAGCAGCACTCCAGCGAAGCCAGAAGCCAGGCGGAGCATCGCCCGCTCCCGCTCCCGGTCCCGCCGCCGCCGGTGGGATGATGCCCCAAAAGCCTGCCGGGCAGATCGAGCAGGGGAAACTGAAGATGATGGCGGCGATGAAGCTCATCCAGATCGCGCTCGCCTCCTTCGAGCCGGGCAGCAAAGAGTGGAAAACCGCCTTGGCGATGCTGACATCCGGCGCCAAGGGGTTCGGCAAGACCGAAGGCGATGTCGAAGATTTGCAGAACTCGGAGAAGAAAACCATCGCGGCTGGCATGACCGGCCCCGGTGGCGCCCCTCCCCAACCGTCTGCGCCGCCCGGCGGCGCTCCACCAATGGCACCGCCCGGTGGCGGCGCACCAGCAATGGCTGCTTAGGAGAAAGCTATGTCAGGTCTGAGACTCTTTAAGCCCAACGACTCACTCGATGTTCCGAACCCGAGCGACACCAAGCAGGAAGTCGGCAACATCGTCAATCCCCCGAACTACGCTCAGTTCGGCGGGCTGGATAAGCCCAAGCCGCGCGGCCTTGGCATCAGCAAGTACGGCATCGGAATCAAGATGCCGGGCTCCACGATCAAGGACGTTCCGCAGCGCAACCGCAAGGGCTAGCAGGAGAGGGGCATGTCACTCGAAGGGAAAACTCCAGAGGAAATCGAGAAGTTGGCGAACTTCGCCAACACCATCCTCACGAAAGCGAGGAAGGAAACTCTGCACCTGGCAAAGAAGGTCGATCCTACCTTCACTTCTCCCGAACTTGAGATCGACGAGAAGATCGAAGCGGCGACCTCCAAGCTCACGGAAAAGAACCTGGATCTTGAAAAGCAGATCCTTGCAGAGCGCATGGAACGAGCGCGAGCGGAGAAAACCCGCGAGTTGAAAGCCGCTGGCTACGACATCGAGGCGGTCGAAAAGGTGATGACCGATAATGGCATTTCCAGCTACGATGCCGCCGTCAAGCTGATGAAGGCAGAAGCGGTACTCGCTCCCTCCACGCCTACTTCACGCGAGAGTCGGATGCCCACGAACTTCAAGGACATCCAGAAGAACCCCACCGCCTGGGCGCGCGACGAGGCGCACAAGGCGGTCGATGAGATCATGCGAGCAAGGACGGGTTAGCGAACACATTTACCAACAAATGTGCCGAGCGCGGGGCTGTGTAAGGCATTGAACTAGGAGAAGAAAATGCCGGTTTTCGGACAGGGCGTAGTTCCCGCGGCCCCTTTAGGAACTGAACTTTTCGCCGTCACTCGGCGCGCGTTCATCCCCAAGATGATCGTGCAGATCTACAACACATCGCCGCTGATCTCGGCGCTGTTTGCGAACGCGCAGACTGCGTACGGCGGCGTGTCGAGCGTCACGGTGCCAGTGCAGGGCACTCCGTTCGTGAACTCGCAGTGGACGGACTACTCGGGTTCCTTCCAGCAGCCGCAGCCCCAGCAGGGCGCGTACGCTTCGGAATTCAACCTCAAGGCGATCGTCGCTCCGATCCCGTTCCTCGGGATGGAAGGCGCGTTGCAGCTCAATCACGCGATCGTTCCGCTGATCGAAGCGAGAATGAACGATGCGACAGCGAGCAAGGCCGATGCGCTATCTCAGGCGTTGTTCAACAACACGACCAACAACCAGCAGCTCATCGGATTGCCGGGCGCGGTGGACGACGGCACCAACCTTGTCACGTACGGCAACATCAACCGTACGGCAAATACCTGGTGGCAAGGCAAGCGATACAATGCCGGCGCAGTAGCGCCAACCCGCGCCCGTCTTTTCCAGTACATCGCGGGAGCCAACAAGATCGGCGCGGAAGTGCCCACGCTTGGCATCTGCGGGCCGGGAACCTTCGTGTCGTTAGGCCAGGACATCATCGGTGCGGAGTCCTACCAGATCCAACCGGGTAACGGGTTCGACTCCGATGGCGACAGGCCACGAGCCGCGTTCCGCGCGCTCGATGTCGCCGGAGTCCCGGTGTACATGGACCCGTACTGCCCGGAAGGCTCGGTGTACCTTTTGAACACCAACTACCTGAACCTGTACGTGCATGAGCAAGCCGCCTTCACGTTCTCGGGGTTCGAGTCGATGCTGAGTAACTTCCAGATCGGCTACATCGGGGCAGTCCTGACGCTGTGCGAACTGGTGCTGACCAAGCCCAAGAGTTGCACGGTCGTCACCAACTTCACGTTCGTTTCGATCTAACCGGAGCCAGCAACCATGTCAGAACTCAAGATTGGCTTACCCGGTGGCGCAGACTTCCTGCAACCGGAACTTTCGACCACGCAGGTTCCGGTCGCCTCGGGCGCCGGTTCAATCTCGGTGACGGCAAACATCGCCACCATCACCACGGCAGGCGCGCATGGCTTGACCATGACGCCAGCGGCGGGAACCCTGCCCAACTTCTTCTTCACCCTCACGGGTGTCACGGCGCAGACAGGCGTAGGCACATTCAACGGGCCTATCTTCCGCATCCTGTCGATCCCGACCACCACGACATTCACCTGCTATACGACCATCACGGCGGGCACATTCACCGCCGGAACCGTAGTGCCGGTGTTCCTGCCGCCATTCACTTCGATCGTCGGCAGCACCTATGTCGGGTTCCTCAACAACCTCGGCACCAACGTCGCACCGGCCCTTGTGCAGTCGAGCTTCATATCGTGCCTGCTGGGACCGAACTGCACCATCCAGTACAACACGGACAATACGAGCGTCATTCAGGACGCGACCGTGGCATCGACGCTGGCAGTGGCTCCCGTGTACCGTATCGGTGTGGCAGCATCGACAGGTTCGATCGGCGTATGGATGAACCCGCCGCAAACGGCGCTGTTCGCGTCCGGCGGTGCCGGCACGAGCCGTATCTCGGTGATCGAGTAACCAACAGCGAGGGGCCGCTATGAGTTACGTGAGAGTGTTCAACGGCACATCCGAGAACATCGTTGGGAGATACGACGGCGAGGACTACGAGTTCCTGTCCGGCGCCTCCCTCGATGTGCCCACCAGCGTCGCATCTCATGTGTTCGGTCTTGGCGTCCAAGACAAGAACGCCTGTCTTGCGCGCCTGGGGTGGCTGACGACATCGGATCAGATCAAAGCCGCCCACGACAAGCTCAAGCAGGTCAAAATGGAAGCGATTGAAATGGTCGGTCGCGTGATCGAAGAAGAAGATTCCGCGACCTCACAGGACATCGCCCCTGCACGAATCGGAGCCGCGAGCCCCCGTGTGTCATCCGATGGGACGCAGGGGGTCGGGGGGCAACTCCCGCCCCCCGCCGACCCATTCACTGACGCAGACACCATCTGATGACCCAATGTGGCCCTGTCAAAGTACATTACTCAGACACGACGCCTACTGCATGATCCGAACGGGCAGTTGTGGTCTGACGCCCAGTTAACCGACTACATCAACGACGGCAGGAACCGCGTCTGCCAAGATACCAAGTGCCTCCGGCAGATCACCTCTGTCACCCTGACCGCAGGCGTTGAGCAATACACGATAGCGACCTTGGCCGACTCACTCGGCCTTGCCCCTTTCATCGTCGATGTCATGGGCATCGACCTCTACTGGGGCTCGACCCGCTACTCGCTTTCCTACGCTCCCTGGACGACCTTCAACGCGAACCTTCGCTATTGGCAGAACCTCCAGCAGCGCCCGATTGCCTTCACCCGCGCTGGCGCGCTTTCAGTGTACTTTGGCCCCATACCCGATCAGGCGTATCTGACTGACTGGAACGTGTCGATAAATCCGAACACTCTTGTGACGGACAGCACTCCAGAGCAGATCCCTGTGCCCTTCACAGAGCCAGTGCAGTATTGGGCCGCATACCAGGCTAAGTTCTATGAGCAGGCGATGGGGGAAGCCAATCTGTTCGAGAACGAGTACAAGAAGCGGGTACTGATGAACCAGCGTTCGTTCATGACTCGCGTGATCCCAGACCCTTACATGACAGGCTGACCCATGCCTGAAATGCAACCCATCAAGCAGATGACCCAGGGCGAGCGCCCGGTCGCTCCAATGGTGTTTCGCAAGTGGGGCGGCTGCTACACGCGATCATCCCGTACCTCGATGCCTAAGGACCGCTGGTATCACCTGGAGAACTTGCAGCCGATCGGTGATGCGAACATGCACACCGTCAACAATATCTCTGCATCAATCCACGACTTCGCGGGAGATACGATCTACTGGGCGCAGTACGCGAACATCTCAAGCCTTGGGGATTTGATCTTCTCGTTTGCAACGAACGGCAAGGTGTTCCAGACCATCATAGCAACGGGGGTGACGACGCAGATTTCCGCAGCACTGTCTGGCGCTGGATCGAAGCTCGATCAGTGGAAGAACCTCATTGTGCTTTTCATAGACGCCAATGGCCTGTACTCGTGGGACGGCACTACATTCACACACATTACTGTTGCAGGTGCCCCGTCAGCAGGACAGGCCATTGCCGTGTATCAAGGGCGCGTATGGGTGGCTAACGGCAGGCTCATCAGCTACTCGGTGCCAGCCGACACGAACGGTGTCAACACTGGATACGGGAACAACGCGAACGACTGGGCAACCGCGAGTGGTGCAGGCACGGTCATCCTCACTGACCCGCAGTTACGTTCTGGCGTGCAGCAGATGGTCGCAGCGAACGGGTATCTCTACTGGATCGGGCGCACCTCGATCAACGTGATCGCTGACGTGTACGTGCCGGTTCCTGCCCCAACGCCTCCTACCCCTCAGTTCACGAACCTCAACATTCAGGCGATCATCGGCACCGACCAGCCAGCAGCGGTGTTCCCATTCGGAAGGCAACTCATCATTGGCAATCGCTTTGGTGCGTATGCTTTAAGCGGGACGACGGCGCAGAAGATCTCAGATGACATTGACGGCACCTGGCAGTACATCACGCTCGCTCAACCACTGTCCGGCGGTCAGGTCGTTATCAACAACATCCTCACCGCCGCTATTTTGCTCAACCAGACCATTGACCCTGAGATCGGGCAGAACACCGTCATCGCCATGTGGTGTGATGGAAAGTGGTGGTTTGCGAACTTTGGAAATTTGACGTTCGTGTTCAGCGCGTACGCTCAGAACAATCCGGCGCTTTTTGGTTTTCTCGGAAACAAACTCTACCAGTTGTTCCAAGACTCGACGACCTCTCCCAATGCGGAGTTCATCGGCCCGCTGTGGGACATGGATGACCCGGTTCGCACCAAGGAAGTCTTGAAGGCAGGGATGGAAACCTTGCTACTGGGAGCGTATGGCAGCATCACGTTGAGCGTCGATGGTACCAACAGCACCACACCGTTGCCGCTGTTGCAGAGCATCGGCTCGGTCATCTTCCTCAACAACCTGGGCCAGCAGGTGACGTTCTTCAACAACCTGTCGTTGCTGGTGAACTTCCTCGTGCCTGGTTACGCGCTGTTCTGGTCAAGTACGCCTGGCACCTTCGGCAAATACGTCGGGCTTCGTGGCTCATCCATTGCAACTCAGTTCCAACTCAGCGGCCTCATGCTCGATTACGAAATGGGCGCAAGGTGGAGTCCGTGAGATGCTTGTCTCTATCTTCGGACAACTCGAATATGGTGATTATGCATCCGTGCTGGATTGGGGAGCCGCGCACGCGCAGGCTCATCGCACCATATCCAGAGTCGTCACACAGAAGGGCAGTCCTCTACAACCCGTGCTGCTCGGGCCTGAGCATATTGACGATGACTGGTTCGGGCGTCACGGTATCGCACATTCCTCGCTCGCGCGGTTCTATACCGCCGATGCAACTGCGAGCGCGACGATGATGCTATCGAGCCTCAAGGACTGGGAGACTCAGCAGAGTTTCTACGACTGGCACATGATGCACGACCAACTGCACTACCGCATCAATCAGGCATTGGGGATTACAGCATGAGCGTACCAGCACAAAAAGTGATGAGCGGTTATCAAAATTTGGGCGGTGCGTTTAACAATGTCCCTATTGTTGACCCTGCACAAGCACCTACTCAAGCACAGATGAACGCTGCTCCGATGATTCCAGAGTTGAGCGGCGCAGGCTCGATCGGCAATCCGCTGCAAGATCCTGGCATCCCGGCAGGCTTGCCCGGTAATCCGTTTCCTGACCCGACCGCTGCTCCTCCGCCGACCGCGCCCACCGTGACCACGGGAGATACGGGAACGCCGTTCAGTTCCTTCGATCCGACATTGGGCGGGACAGTGCCGCCTGACACGTCCACGACTCCTGCTGCGCCGGGAGCGCCAAGCACTGGCGGTGGAAGTGGATGGGCTGACTTCCTCAAAGGCATTGGATCAGGACTGACCGGAGGAACCAATCTATTCACTCCCGGTGGACTCGGCAGCGCACTCGGCACCGCAATCCCCTATGCAGGCGTGGCGAAATACGCTCAGAACGCCGCAGACAAGCAGCGGCAGGCCAACACTCAGACCATCCAGCCGCTCATCACGCAAGCTAATACGATGCTGGATGCCGCCAACAAGCAGCTTGGGCTGTTCCAAAGCGGTACGCTCTCTCCGGGCCAGCAGGCGCAGATCGACGCATACGCTGCAAGCCAGAAGTCGGCCATCGCGCAGCGCATGGCCTCTCAGGGCATTACCGACTCATCGGCCACGGACAGCGCGAACCAGCAGATCGAAAACAACGCTCTCATCATGAAGTCCAACTTCGTGCAGCAGAGCCTAACTAACGCGCTCGGTCTCGATGCCGCTGGCATGACCCCGCTCCTGACCGCCGTGCAGGATAAGTTGATCTCGGACACTCAGATTTCCGACACAATGATGCAACTGATGGGAACGCTGGCATCGGCATGGGCGTACCAGACAGGGCAGGCTGCGCGGGCACAAGGCGGCGGTGCGGGAGGTGGAGGCGGTGCAGCAGCGCCCGGAGCCACCAGCCCCGTGACCGCTGCGCTGTCCAAGTACGGGCAGGGCAAGATCAGCGAGCTTCTGCACGGTCCTGCTGGCACTGATCTCAGCGGCAACATCCCCTCGATCGGAAGCACAGCAGCGACGGCGGCAAGCGGGATCGGAGACCTAACCGCAGCGCCGGGGCTGTCAGGAGCTATGAGCGGAGCCACGGACATCGGAACAGGCATCGCCAGTGACGCGCTTGGCGGTGCGGCAGGAGCAGGCGCCATAGGGGCAGGGGTAGGTTCCGCAGCCCTCCCGGCGACAGGGGCAATTGCCGATGCCATCGGCGCATCGGTGCCGGAACTCGGTGGCGGCGCCGCGGCAGCAGGTGGTGCAGGAGGCTTGGGTCTAGCGGGATCTCTCGGCCTCGCCGGTCTGGGACTTGCCGCGGTCGATATGTTCGGCAACCAGCACGGCTGGTTCACGAGCCACAACTCCCCAGTCGATACCGCCAACATAAATGCCCCGACCGTGCAGCCCCAAAATGGGCAGGTCGCCATCCCTCAAGGCGGTGTTGCACAGTGGAACGGCATTGGAGGAAGCGGGCGCATCATCGGCACCAAGCAGGGCAATACCTCACTTGCCATGCAGGCTACCCAGGGCAAGAATCCCGGCCCTCCAGTCCTCTACCCGCCCGGCGGCAACGCCTACAGCGGGCAGGGCGGCTGGGTACTCGATGGCTGGGGAGCAAAAGGCGCACAGTTGCATCTCCCGACCGCAACATGGACGAACCAGGCGACAGGGCAGAGCGCGAGCATGAGCGATCCGAACTTCCAGAAGATGACCGGCATCACTCCTGACCAGTTGCAGCAGATGTACAACCAGTTGACGCACCTTTACCATCAGGGCTAACACATGGACGAGCAACTGCAAGTACCAGACATCACCCATGACCCCGTGGTTATGGCAGGCGAAGAAGCCAAGACTCGCGCCGCTCAGGGCATGTCAGACGTACAGGCGCAGGAAGGCGAGCTATTCAAGCGACAGACCGCAGAGCTTGAGCAGCGGCAGCAGGACTGGCGACAGGCATCGGGCAACACTCCGCAGAACATGATCGGCTATACCATGAAGCAGGCGCCGCTCCTGATGGCTCTAACCGCGCTCGCAGGAGGGCACGGCAAGACATCTGGGCTCACCGCGCTCTCATCCCT